ACTGAAGATGCTGAGATTATATTATTATCAAATACTTCTGGAACACCAGCACTCAATGCAGGACTGATTGTCAATCGCGGCACAAGCACAAATACATTCTTAAGATGGGATGAAGCCGTTGACGAGTGGGGTTGGTCAGACAGCGGCACGACGACATATTACTTTGAAGATTTGCGTTCTGGATTAGTTACGACAAATACAACGTTTGGCACTATTAACACAACCTTTGGTACAGTTAATACAACGTTTGGAACTATCAATACCAATTATCAAGCAGCATATGCTCAGGCGAACACTGCTCGAACGACAGCGAATGATGCTTATGCACAGGCAAATACTGCTCGCGGTCAAGCAAATACTGCATATGGACAGGCTAATTTGGCTTACGCACAAGCAAACACTGCACGCTCTGACGCGAATACGACATTTGCAACAATTAATACCACATTCGGTACAACAAACACAACATTTGCCACAATCAATACAACATTCGGCACTTCAAATACATCGATTAGTAATCGTGTTCTGAAGGCTGGCGATACGATGACTGGCAATTTGATACTGTCAGGTTCTTATATCATCACAGGCAACCAAACATCAACTACAAGTGGATCAAGATTATTAGCAGGAAATTATACTAGTGGTGCATTAGCAACCATTGGTGGAGAATATTCAACTGGTGCTGTTTTCTTGGGATATGGTGTTTGGTCGAATACATCATCCCAATCATTTATAAGTTCTTCTGACATCGCAATGCAAAAGGGTGCATATGTTGCAGCAAGTGACCATCGATGGTATACTGGCGGTAGTCAAACAGTTGCTGAAAACGGCACTGTTACAATGTCAGAACGCATGCGTATTCAAAACGATGGCAATGTTGGTATTGGAACAGCAACTGCTGGAGCAAAACTCCAAGTTCAATCTGGTGAGGTTAGAATTACATCTAGCAGCGCAGAGACTACGCACTTAAATTACCTGAACGGCGGTGATAATTATATTTCTCATGGAAATGCTGGCGCAACATATTTTAGAAATAGTAGCGCGACGTTGATGACTATTCTTGGTAGTGGTAATGTTGGTATTGGAACAGCAAGTCCTGCAGCGGTTTTAGATGTTAACGGTAAGGCTATTTTTAGAGTAACTGATACGTCGAATACTACTGCAGGATTTGTAATCACAAATGATGGCACTTCTCCGACAATAGCAAGTTGGCATTTTAATAGTAACCCTGTTTTTTTAGTCACATCAGAAACAGTAGCTGCTCCCCACATTGCTGCCCACCAAGTAAGTACGGACACAAACGGTGCTGTAATTCGGGGTTATAAAGGTAGAGGATCATCAACTAATAATGCTTCTGTTGCTAACGGAGATGAAATCTTAAGGATAGATGCCTGGCCACTTCACACATCTGGACCAAATATCTACAAATTTGGCGGCGGAATGATTTGGTACAAAGATGATAATGGTGGAACGGCAAGCACCTACGCACCCGTGTCATTAAAATGGATAATGTCAAACAGCACAACAACCACAATTGATGCAATGACATTGCTTTATAATGGTAATCTTGGCATTGGAACAACGAATCCATCAGAAAAATTGCATGTTAGTGGAAATGTTAGAATTGGTGCTGGTGGCGATATTGTAGAAGCAGCTGATGTTCTTTATTTTAATTTATATAATGGTCCATCAGAAGGTGGAGGAACTAATGTTGGTCCAAGTATAACATGGAAACCAACATATACTGCTTATACAAAACGATCAGCTGGTATTGCGCAAATAGCAGAAGGTAACTTTTTTAGATCTGGTCTTGCCTTTTATACAAATAATACTCAAGATACATCTACTGATTGGTCAGAGCGAGTAAGAATTTCTGCTGCTGGTAATGTTGGTATTGGAACAACGAGTCCAGGCGAAAAATTACAAGTTCAAGGTAACATTCTTGTTCCTCTGGGTGGTCAAGTGTTGGTCGAAAATCCTGGTAGTGGTAGAAGAGGAATTTTCGCCACTGATAGCACAGGAACCTATGTCAGTTCACATAATGGCTTTGGTGAACCTCTAACATTAAGTGCTCCAGATTCTACGGCATACATGGCGTTCAGAACAGCTGGTGCTGAACGAATTAGACTAACAAGTGCTGGCAATGTTGGTATTGGAACAACGAGTCCTGGCGTTAAATTAGATGTAAGTGACTCCAATACAATTGGAAGATTTCGATCTTCAACAACATATGCTGATATACAATTTATAAATTCAACAAGTTCGGCGGGATATTTTCAATATAGTGGAAATGATTTTAGAATTTTTGCAAATAGTGGTTCAACACCAACGATGTCTATTACTGGTGGTGCACCAGGCAACGTTGGTATTGGAACAACGAGTCCAAATAACCTAGGATTACATATTCGTCAGGAAGGAAGTGATAGAAGAGTTTTATTGCAGTTAGATCGACCAAATAATCCAGGGTTGCAAACTGCAATTGAATTTACAGTTGCTGGAAGTATCATGGTTGGTCGAATCCAACATGAATATGAAGCATCAAATCAAAATCATATGTCATTCTCATTGAGAAGTGTTGGTGGAAGTAATTTTGAAATACTTAGACTGAAGAATGACGGTAATGTAATTCCAGGAGCTGACAATTCTTACAATCTAGGTTCTACATCTTTCCGATGGGCAAATATCTATACAGCTGACTTGAATCTATCAAACAGAGATTCACAAAACGATGTGGATGGAACTTGGGGTGAGTGGACTATTCAAGAAGGTGAAGAAGATTTATTTCTATTAAATCGCAGAAATGGTAAGAAATATAAGTTCTTATTGAAAGAGATTGAGTGATTACAATGAGCATCTATGCTGGTAGTTCAAAAATAACATCAGTAGCATCAGGTGGAGTTGTAAAGAATACAATCAACACCTATAAATGTGTCGCATATTATGATGTCTTAGACACTTCTTGCTGGGTAGATGGTTCTTCAACTCTTTACGATCTTGCTTCTTCCTCAAATCTTACAGCATATGGATCAATTGCTAAAGGAACATTTGGTTCTGCTGTTGGTTGGGATATGAATGCTGATGGAAAATATTTTTCAGGAACAATTGCAACAACTGCAGATAAAAACTTAACTTTAGAGGCTTGGTTATACCCTGCTGCGAATGAAGTTGTGGCGGACGATAGAGGTGCTGTTATTTTTATAGGTGGTGGTAGTGCTGCTTATATGTCTTGGAATAAAAGCAACAGATATCTGTCAAATTATTGGTACAGCCATTCTCCAGAAGGATATCACGAAACTAATGGACCAAGTGCTAGACAAGCATGGCATCATTGGTGTTCTGTTTGGGATTATCAACAAGGAATGATATATCAATATGTAGACGGAACAGTAAATAAAACTGCAACTTCTGGGAATGCGGCTCATGGTAGTGCTTTAAGTATTGGCAGAGAAAATGCAACAAGACAATTTTCTGGTGCTATCGCTATTATTCGAATATACAATAGAGCACTTCACCCAAATGAAGTCTATGAGCACTGGTATGCTGAAAAGGGAAGGTTTGGATTATGAGTTTATTTGTTGGTGGTAATGAGATTTCTGCTAATGATGTAGATGGCACAGGAATTTTAAAAAACTATTACGATCTACCTACAGGTGGATTGCTGTTTCATCTAAGTGCATTAAATTATACTGGTTCAACGCCATGGTATGATTCTGCACAGAATATTGGGATGATCGCTCAAAATGGATCCATGACAAAAACAACTGTAGGCGGTGTTCCATGTCTATCATTTGATGGATCTAAGTATTGGGATTCTAGTACAGCAGACGGTAACAAAGTTGATATGACTGGCGAATTTACTTTGGTTTTAGTTTTTTACGCAGCACCACCGCCAGCAAGAAAAACTATTTTTGAGAAAATTCCAAATACCTATGCAAGTTATGAGCAAGAATTAGCATGCACATGGGAAACAGATAATAATATTAGTTTTTATACTCAGGTCAGCGATTATGATTATGGATATTTTGGCGCATCTACATCAAATCAATGGAATCTTCGCGCCATAAAAATGAGAGCAGATAGACAAGAAGCCTACGCTTGGAATGGTGGTGCATGGGGAAGTAATGTTTTGACGAATAGATCCAACACACAAGTAGTAAGATCTAATGGTTTGAGAGTTGGTGGTGGTTATGCTGGAACTGTTGCAGTTGGTCACATACACTCAGTTCTCATTTATGGCGTTGCCTTGACAACTGGAGAAATGGCTAAAGTCCACAACTACCATACAAATTTATTTTCACAATTTGGTGCGACACTCTATAACTAACATGGCAATCATTTTCAACAACAATCCAAATTTGCTTACTGTCAGTTGGTCTACAGGATCTGGCGGCACTGGCATGTTTAATCAAAATGGATCGACTGTCGAAAACGAAAGAGTGAATGGTACTGATCCTTGGGGTAATAGTGCAGTTGTTTGGGAATCGCGACCAAATGGATCTACGGATGCTGATGGTGGATGGAACACAGAGTGGTTTAATGTCGACAAAACAAAACTTTACAGATTTTCAGTATGGGTAAAAAGAACTTCTTCTACTACGGGTGGCACTTTTTATCTTGGTATGTATGATAATGTCGTTGTAAATGAATTATTAACTGACGGAGAAGAAGGTAATCCTTATTGGAGTTGCTCTAATATAAGTTGGTTAACTCAAAACGTTTGGTATCTTGTAGTTGGTCATGTTTATCCAACAAGTACAAGACACAGATTAAATCATCCAGACACAGGTCATTATACAGTATCTGGCGGTGTTGCTGGTAGAGGTAATGTTGATTTTTGTAACATTGTTGGGGATTTAAGATGGAATGCGTCAGCCACACAAGCAATCCATAGAGTTTATCATTACTATTGTTCAGATAATACATCAAGATTACAGTTTTATGCACCAAGAGTTGATGCAGTTGATGGGACAGAACCTTCTATTGATGATCTACTTAATAACAGATTTACTCGAACAATTAATAGAAGATCTGGTAGAAAACCAATACTTGATGGATCAACTAGAGATAAGGCAGCACCAGATCCAATACATTTGTGTAAGCACGGCGTAAATACTAACGGAATGTATTTTTTAAATCCTGGTGGATTAGGTGTAGAAAGATTTTATATTGATTTTACATATAAACCAGGTACGCCAATGACAATGGTACTATCTAATAGAAGAGGCAGCGGTGGCATTGATTATGCGACTTATGCTCGTTGCACTGGACCATGGGTAAATGTCAGTACTGGAACATACGATGCCAATAGAAATTTTAATTTATGGGTTGGGTTGGATTACTGGAGATATCTTGGGGATACTATTGTACAAGGTGTGAAGGGTTTGCAAGCATCATACTCTGCAGGCACACATAATGTTGCTCCTGGAAGCATGGACTTATTGGCAAAATGGAAATTTGCTGGTTTCACCTCAACATACGCATTTAAATATCCAAGAGACTATTCTAATTTAATTGGATCCACTAATTCTGGTTGGTATTCTTATCATGCTGCTAATGAGTTTTCATTAACCACATATGACCAAGATCAAGATGGTAATAGCGGAAACTGTTCTTCTTATTACGATAATAATCCTTGGTGGTATGGTTCATGTTGGGATGGTAACTACTTTGGTGGAGGTGGTTATCAGGATGCATCTTATTGGGTTAGTTCGGGCGGTGACTATTATGCCTATGGTGCTGCCTATGTTTGTTGGTACGATTCGAGCTTTGACACACTATGAATATACAACTTAAACCTATGAAACTTCTAGTTAAAAAACTGGATGACACAAAATATAAAAGAACAATTACTGACCTAGATGGAAATTTAATCTGGGAAGATAAAGAGCAATGGTATGTCTATAACGGTGATATTGTTATGGATACACAAAAAATGAACGAATTAATTAATCAAATGAAACAGTTACCTTTTTGGAACATTGTAGAGGTAGAAAATGAGTTTGCCGAATAAGAAATTTATTAATATGGATGTTCAAGAAGACGGTAAATGGTGGGTCGATTATCTCGACACGTCATTAGAACATCCAAGAATTATTAGAGAAGTTTTCGAAACAGAAAGCGGCGCTCGACAGTTATATGACGATCTTATGAGTTAAGATAAATACCAAAAAGACCAGAGATTCTAAATGACAACAATCGTCTCGATAGCACAAGGTGGAACAGGCGCACGAACAGCGGCGAATGCTCGAATTGCGCTTGATGTTCCTCCATCCGCTGCTTACGATCAAGCAAACACCGCACGCACCCAAGCCAACACAGCATATGGACAAGCCAATGCTGCTTACGGTCAGGCGAATGCTGCATATGGGCAAGCCAATGCCGCCTATGGTGCAGCGAACACTCGCCTCTCAGCTTCTGGTGGCACGCTTTCTGGTGATTTGATCATCACTGGAAATCTAACTGTTTCTGGAAACTCAACAACTCTTAATACAGAAATTCTAACGGTCGAAGATGCCGATGTTGTTCTATTGTCCAACGTCGCAGGAACTCCAGCACTCAACGCAGGAGTCATCGTCAATCGTGGAACTAGCACGAATACATTCCTTCGTTGGGCTGAAAACATCGATGAGTGGGGTTGGTCTGACAATGGAACAACAACCTATTTCTTCGAAGATCTAAGACAGGGTTTGATTACGACAAACACTAGTTTCGGTACTGTCAATACTAATATCACCAATACAAATTCGAATGCTGTGAATGCTTATGCTCAAGCCAACGCTGCTTATGCACAAGCGAATAGTGCCTATGGTGCTGCGAATAATCGGGTGCTGAAAGCTGGCGACACAATGACTGGAAATCTAACGATTTCTGGTGCGACATTAAACACAGCAACAGCGAATATCACCACTATTGTTACAGGCAATGCATTAACAATATCAACAGGCACAGCTTCGAACGGAAATATTATTTTCAGTGCAAATGGCACTGAAGATATGAGAATTACTGCACCTGGTAATGTTGGTATTGGAACGACTTCTCCATCTGCATTATTACATATGTATAATAGCACAGCTGGTTCCGAAGTGGCAAGATTTGAAGGGAACTATTCTGCCTCTGGTTCTGTTGTGCTTGCAAACTTTCGTAGAAATGGTGGAGCAGTAGCAGCTGCTATTAAATATTACGACGATCCAATTGCAATTTCATTGGGAACAACAACTAATCACCCATTAGCATTTCGCACTAATGACTCAGAACGTTTATATATCACGTCTGGTGGCAATGTTGGCATCGGGACGACTTCGCCTTTAAGCAAGTTAGTTATTTCTGACGGATCAAATAAAAATTTAGAAGTTCAACCAGGTGCAACGACATATTTGTTGGCTTACGACAGAACAGCAGGCGATTATTTAAATCTTGACATAGCAGCTCAAGTTTTAATTTTTAGTACAGACATAGGCGCAGAGCGTATGCGCATTACTGCTGATGGTAATGTTGGTATTGGAACAACAAATCCTGGAACAAAATTAGATGTAGATGGTAACGCTCGTATCCGCAGTTCACTTTATCTAGGATTTGCTGATAGTGCTTCTGGTCATATTAATGCATATGAATTAATGACATTTAATATCGATTCTGATAACGACGATTCTGATACAAGATATTTTGCTTGGTATAAAAATGGTGCCGATGGTGGTGGCACTGAATTATTAAGATTGACAGAATCTGGTAATGTTGGTATTGGAACAACAAATCCTGGATACAAAATAGAAGTTACTAGTGCAATTGGAAGTTATTGGAATGGTTCTTCATTTACAGGAACACCATTGGCATTAAGCATTACAAATTCAACTTCTGGTGGTTATGATCCTGTCTTGATATTCCAGCAAGCTGACAGCGGTGGAACAATTAAAAATGCTGGAGCGATAGGGTTAGTAGGAACTAGTGCTTGGACTGCTGGTAGTAATGGCACACAAGTTTCCGATATGTATTTCCTCGTCAGAAACAGCTCTGGTGGAATTTCTGAAAGAATGAGAATTAAGAGTGATGGTAATGTTGGAATTGGAACAACAAGTCCAGGAACAAATTTACATATTTACAGATCAGGACAACCGCCAATAGTGCAAACTTTATATGCTTCATTACTTTTGGAAACAGATAGCACATCAAATTATCAAAGAATAAGATACGACGTTGGAGGAACTCCGTATTGGGGTTTAGATAGAGAATCAACAACTAATGATTTTATGATTTCAGGTAGAATTTCATCTACTTGGACAGATGGTGTTATTAGAATAAAACAAAGTAATGGTAATGTTGGCATTGGAACGACGAATCCTATAAGTAAATTTCATATTAGATTAGGCGCATCTGGAGTTTCTTCTCCATATGCTGATGGATTAGTGGTTGAGAATAATGGAAGAGCTGCCATAAATCTTCTCTCACCTAATACAAGTGATGGTTACATTTTCTTTGGCGATCCACAAAGTAACGTAATAGGTTATGTGGGATATGAACATCCTGATAATAGTTTAAGGTTTAACTCTGGTGATAATATTTTCTGGATGATTGGAGCATCCACGAAAATGTTTTTAAATTCAAGTGGAAATCTTGGTATTGGAACAACGAATCCTGGATCTAAATTACATCTTTATGATGGATCTAACCCTCTTTCTCTCACCATCCAAAGAACAACGGTTCCAGTATTTTTAAGTGATGTTCAACTTGCATCAACTACTGCTGCAGCAAGTTGGTCGCATAATATGAAGGATACATCTAATGCATCTGAATCTTGGAGTGCATTTACAAATACAGCGTATGCAGGTTCTGCAATTAGATTGGTGGCGGATACATCAACATCGCAAATTAGATTTATGACAGCCACAGCTGCTAATAGTAATCCTTCAGAAAGAATAAGAATTACAGGTTCTGGGGGATTAGTTTTAGGCTCAGATGCAAGTGGTACTCATGTGCAATTTTCTGCTGTTAAGACAGGAATTTCAGATTCGACTACAACAAGTTTGTTTAGAATTAAGAGTAATTCAAACCAAATTTATGGATTTTTAGAAATTCATTATGCACTGGATGATCCTGGAAATCAATCATATGATGGTAGAGTAGCATACAGAGTGTTTCATAATGGCGGAACTACCTTACTAGATTCAATTACATCTGAAGTATATAGTACGGTGCCAACATTCTCAGGAACTGCAAGCGGCGGTAATTTTGACATTTCAATTAATTTTAATTCAGGTGCAACAACTTATAAAGTTGCTTATTATGTCACATTTACATGCCATGACAATTCACAAAGTGTTATAAATGTTGAGGAATTATAATATGTATGAAAATAACATTCAAAACATAATTTTAGAATCTATTCGTCGAAAAAGAAATATTTTGTTAGATAATTCTGATTGGACTCAAATGCCAGA